AAGCTGCTTCCGATATTGAGTCTCATTCAAAGAAAAACCCAGGACCTGACCCCAAAAGGAGAAAGGATGTTACTGCTACAGCAACTACCGCTTTAAGGGACACCGCTTCTCGAAAAGAACAATCGGGTCGTAACCAAATTAAAGCAGGAAAACAAGCTGCTGGTAATAAAAGGGCTCTGAATAGGACCCTAAAGAGAGACGAGACTAAGGGAAACCTAGCGAAGCTCAGTATACGGTCCCATACTGAGTACCGTAATATTGGAAAGCTTTTTGTTGAGATGTGTCAAGCTTGCAAAGACGATGGTACGGAAGCAGCGAAGGCTGAAAAAGACCCCAGGAAAAAACAAGGAGCTTACAATAAAGCTAGGCGTGAAGCAGAGCATAAGAGGCATGGCACGAAAGGAGAAACTTCTAGACAAACGCAAACCCGTAGACATGGGCAAGGTGGAGTACCTAGTGCTAAGTTAAAACGAAGCGAGCAAAGAGCTTTAGCGGATCGAGAAGAACCTAAGTAGTGAAAAATAATTTCAAAGCAACAACTGATATACCTCAGTTGCCTGACCTCGATGGTGAGGACAGTTTACTCAGCTTATTTGATCAGAATAATGCTGATATAAATCTGTTTAATTTGGTTGATGATGAAATGATTCGTCTTGCAGGATCAAAATTTTATCTTTATAAGTATTATCAAAATGATGATTTTGATCCTGTTTATATGGAGTCTCGTAATAAGCCTATCGCTACAGAACCTCTAATTGTTCACGGGTATTATGAACCTATTGCAATGAGTGAGAACTTAACTCAGTTTGGTATTGAATTAACCAATGATCAAGTGTTTACCTTTAATAAAAGTTATGTTGAGCGTAAACTGGGGAGACCATTAATCTCTGGGGACGTTATAAAACCTGCTTTTCAAGATCAACGGTATGAGATCTTTGAAGTTGTTGAAGATAGCTTTGAGGTTTATGGCGTTTATCATTTAGTGTGTTCCGCTAGGCTTCTCCGTGATGCTCCTGAGATTCAAGAAGAGCCTCTGTTAGATATGAGTGATCCTTTAGGAGGCTATGCAGGAGGTACGTTAAGTAATGGTTGATTTAGATCTTTATGCCTCTTCTTTGAATGCGGGCTATACGAATAATTTACTTCCCGAGTTAGATCTAAGTGCTTTTAATAATATAGAAAGCCACAGCTACAAATGGGGAAATAGAGAAGCGTGGGTAAGAAAAGAATTATTTAAACTAACAAAGCCTGAACTTAATATTTCAAATACGTACAAAGAGACTCTACGAACAATGATCTCATCTTTTAATGATGTAGGGTACATAAACGCAGAAGATAAATTTAAAAATATTCTATGTATCCATGCTAATGCAGAACGGGCAATAGCAAAATTAAAACAAGATAACAATATTATTCTACCTATTTTATCAATTGCTCAAACTATTAGTGATAATGATTTAAAAAGACGAAGATATGATTCGTTAATTGTTAGCGAAAAATGGTGGGACAATGATAAGAATAGGGCCTTTAGAGTAGTAAGTCTTGCTCCTAGAGCAGTAACTATTAAGTATGCCCTACATATTTGGACTAAGTACAATGCGGATATGGATCAAATATTAGAGCAGGTTAGGTTAAAGTTTAACCCCTGTATGGAAGTCCCCACCTCTCAAGGAACTATTACAAAAGCGTACATAGAAAGTGAAGAGGATGTAGGAGAGATGACGGCAGGGGATAAGGAAGATAGAGTTCTTAAGAAAACTATTACAATCCATGTGCAAACCTATATTCCTAATCCTAAGTTCTTAATTACCTCCACAGGAAGACTTGAAAAAGTCAAAATACAGGCCAATCAAATATGAAACCTATAGAAACACTAAGTCTTGCTGCCACTTGTGGACATTCCCAGACAGGGAGCAGTAAAGTAATAGTTAATGGAAAGGGAGCAAGCAGGGTAGGCGTTGACACTGCCTTAGGTATTATTAAGGGGCCTGGATCCAGCACAGTTTTTGTGGAAGGGTCTAAGGCTTCTTTAACTGGAGACGGGGTAGCTCCTCACACTTGCTGTGGCTCACCTGGATGTGGTCCCCACTGTGTTGCTAAAACAAACCCTGCAGGAGAACCTATTGTTATGGTAGGGGAATGATATACAAAAAAAAGTTTCACTAAAACCACTTAGGGTGGGTAGATAATAAGGAGATTAAGAATATGAAAAAAGTAAAGAATGATTGTCTTCAATCCATTACGATTTATTTTAGCACAGAAAAAGGATGCCAAGAGCACTGGTTAAGACCAGGAGAAAGTATAGTGGTTCCTGATTCTTACATTTCAGAACAAATTTTAACACTGCATCGAAATAAGATGTTTAAAATTTCCAATACTTAGGAGTAAATTATGGCAAATTTTGTTAGCCCTGGCGTTTATGTAATTGAAAAGGACATTTCTGATTATGCACCTTCTATTAATACCTCAGTTGTAGGTATTGTTGGTTTTGCTAATAAAGGTCCTACTAACAAAGCAACCCTTATCACTAGCCAAAACAATCTTATTGATACTTTTGGAAGACCTGGGGAAGGTGTTTACGGGCAAGGATTGGAAGGCGCTGTTGAAATTTTAGAGCAAACAAATGCAGTGTACTTTGTACGAGCAGCTACCTCAGCAGCAGCAAATGCGTCTGGAACAGTCTCTTTCGGGTCATGTCCTGCCGTTATTGTTTCTGGCTGTGCCCTCACTGCCAATATTGATACTGACGCTTTTGGTGTTGGAAGCTCCATTTACTTTAAGATTCAAGCGTACAACAATAGTGGTACTGCTTACTGGGATAACGGTCCAAAAGCTTTTGCCGTTCCAGCAGGAACAATTACTGCAGGCTCCACTGGAGCATCCCAAGCAAAAGCACTAAAGAAAGTTATTGGTGGAAATTTAGATGCGGACCCTGTGGGAGTGTTCTCAGACGGTCAGGATCAGGCAGGGCTGGATATGTCGGGAGCCATTGTCGGATCCTGGGCTGGATCAGGAGCCTCCATCGGCGTATCTGCATACCAAGATAGTTCATATACTGTAGGTTTAAGTGCTTTGGTACCTGTTAGTGCTACAAGTGGAATTAATAACTATGGTGCAACACAAGATATTCCCATGCTTTGTTCCTCAGTTAGAGCATATGGTTGTACATATCTTGCAGGTTCTGGTGAGGCTAGTGGTGCTTCTTACTTAGCGAACTCTTTCTACCCTGGAGCAGGCTACAATAAAGGAACCACTACAGGTGGATCGGTAAGCGGAAACCAAGTTACTATTACTAGTTTTGGTGCTGATAACTTTGCAGTAAACATCTATCAAGATGGGGTTATTGCAGAGCAGTTTAAGGCAAGTATGGTCGCTTCAGGAAGCTTCATTGAAGATGTGATTAATACAGGAGCTTCTGACCCTAAATCGGCAATCATTAAAGGAAATGTACAAAGAGGTGGAGAAGACGCGACTCCTACAAAATTAAATCAATTCTCCGATCAGATTACAGATCTTTACGCAGGGGGATATACAGCGAAGACACAATGGCTAGAGCCAGCAGCTAACCCCACTGGACAAGGAACTGCTACCGAAAACTACACAGATGCGGGATCAGACGCTACTGGTAGGTGGATTAAAATGGTTGACGGAACCTATAACATGGCAGGAGGGGATGACGGAACAGGAACAGCGGCAACTAATAACACCGCTCTTATTGGAGACGCTACTGTAACTCCTAAAACGGGGATGCAAGCCCTAGATGATGACGTTCTCAACATCGGTATTGCGTTAGTCCCAGGAGTGTACAACCAGAGTGTGCAGAACAATCTAATCACTTTGGCTGAGAAAACTCAAAATTTCCTCGCTCTTATCTCTCCTCCTTACGGAATTGGAACTCCTCAAGATGCAATTGATTGGACCAACGGTAGATCAGCCTCTACTGCTGGGTCACGGACTGCTGCTGTTAATAGTTCCTACGCTGCGGTATACTACCCCCATGTTAAAGTCTTTAGTGTATTTGATTCTAAAGATAGGTGGTATGATCCCACGATTTATGCTGCTAGACAGATGGCATTCACAGACACGGTCGCTGACAGTTGGTTCGCTCCCGCAGGGTTCCGCAGAGGTCGCTTAACTAAGCCTACGGAGGTTGAAGTTAAACTTAATCAAGGCGATAGAGATAGTCTCTATAGCGGAGGCAACGTTGTTAATCCCATAGTAGCATTCCCTCAACGAGGTATTACTATCTTCGGACAACGAACTGCACAACGTAGTCCTACTGCCTTGGATAGAATTAACATTCGTCGCCTTATGATCTATATAAGAAAGGTAATCCTTGCTGCTACTCAACGGTTTGTCTTTGAACCAAATGATGCATTCACTTGGTCTCAGATTGAAGGTGTTCTTAACCCCTTCCTAGATGACATCCGCAGAAGAAGAGGGATCACCGAATTCCGTGTGGTGTGTGACGATACCGTTAACACTCCCATCAGAATTGATAGAAACGAAATGTGGACAAAGGTGCTTGTTAAGCCTACTAAGACTGCTGAGATCTTAGTCTTTGAGGTTAACCTTACAAATCAATCAGCAGACTTAGGAAAATTATAAGGAGATAATATATGACATACTCATACTATAAGGAAGATTACAAAAGAACTATTACACCAGGACAGGGACTCCCTGTAGTTTCAACTGAACTTGATTCAGTAAGATCCTATCAGTTTGAAATCCACTTTCATGGACTTCCAGACACGGTAACCAACACACGAGATCTTACTCTTGCTGCTACAAAAGTTAATGGAATTGGAATCAAATCCACTTACCTCCCCATCGATAGGGTAAACGATAAGCTGTACTATCCTGGAAAGGTTCAAACAGAAGACCTTAAAGTTACATTCGATAACTTATACTTAAGAGAAACTTCCAGTGATCTTTGGAGATACTTCAAATCTATTTACGATCCTATTACGGGAGAAATGACTCAAGACTCTAGGCCAGGAGGAGCAAATCCTGGGTTTAAAGCGGAGAGAATGGAGATTGTTCAACTTGATAATACTATGACACCTCACTCAACCGTAGAGCTTATGGGCGTTTGGCCTATCCAATGGAAGGCAGCAGAATTTAACTATTCAACTAACGAGTTTCATAAACTAGAAGTAGATTTTAAATACGATTTCATTCACCAATATGACTACGCAAACCCACCTGCATAAGTAGTTGATATATTGTTTACAAGCCCAGTCTAGTTGTACTATATTAGACTGGGCTTCTTTCTCTCTGCCTATAATAATGTATGGATTATTTTAATGAACTTCTAGCAAGCTACTCTCTTCTAAAGAAGAGGACATTTAAACTTAGGTATTTAACTGAGCAGGAAGAGGAGCAGGT